GACGTCGCCGAAGCCGTGGGCAATCGCCATATCGATAAGCTCATCGGCGGCGGCAGCGCGCAATTTGCCCGTTGTCGCCAAACTTGCCAGATGCGCAGCGGCACGCCGGAAGGTTTCGGGCCGAGCTTCCGGCGGTGTCGTCGCCATGAGCCGGCGCCAATTGATGACATGCTCAGAGAGCTTCATGCCGGCGCCTCCGTGATTGCCTCCTTGTCCTCCGGCGCCGAGATTCGCTCGTCGAGGCGCGCGACGCCGAGCCAGCCGCAATGCGAGCAGCGCCACGATATTTGCGTGCGCGCGATGACGACGCGCAGCACTGGTTTACGGCGCCGCTTGCCGGATGATCGCAGGCCAGAGCACTTCGGACACATGGTGCGGAACGTATCGAGCGGCGTCCAGCTCGGGCGCACGATTTTGAGCGCGGCGAGGATCTCGTCGGCGGATCTCATGACATCACCGCCCTTTCAACAAATTATATTTTTCGATCGTTGCGATGGCCTCGTCGGCGCCGTGTGCGATCTCGTAAAAGCCGCCGATGGCATGGACCGCGACCCTGAATTCCAATTGTGCGGGACTGAGTCCGCCACCATCGCGCTTGAGTTCGAGCCACAGATTATGGAGCCCAATATCGTCCCAGGCGAACAGCAGGTCAGCGGCACCGGCGAGCGCGCCCATGGCCTTTTTTTTGGCAGCTCGCGCCTTGTCCGCCTCTTCGTTCGGGATCGACAGCATCACCACGCCCGGCCGCAGCCGCCATTTGCACTCAGTCACAACCGCGATCTGGATCTCGTATTCTTTCCGGCGCGGCTCCCGCACGCCACGCCAGCGGCCGGTAAAGAGATGCTTCTGCGCGGCTTGGATCATGGCGGCGTCCCCATTTTTTCGCGCGCCTCGGCTGCCGCTTCGAGCTCGCGCAGTCGGGCGCTCGCCTTTGAATGCTCGCCAATGACGTAGCTCGCGAGCTTGACAAGCGCGTTGTGTTCCGCCTCGGCCTCGGCGACGCGGCGATGTGCATCGCGCGCGCGTGCCTTGAGTAGCGTGGCAACCTCGTCGAGGCCGGCGACGATCTCACGTTGCGCGCGGATCGGATCAAAATCGCTTGGCATTGTCGCACCCGCAATTGCCTGCCTTGATGCAATCCCACACCCAGCCGTCCCCGCCCGGACAACGATAGCGCAGGATCAAGCCGGCCAATGCCCAGTAGCCACGAATGGCCGCATAACAATAAACGCGGTCAAGCATGCGCGCGAAGATTGTGGCGCGGCGGATGGGGTCGAAGGCGGTCATGATGGCACCGCGTCAAACATTGTCCTCCCCACGCGCATCTCCCCCGCCGCCGGTCATCACCGCGCGTCATGCCTTATGCGAGAGATTTTGAATTCTTTGCCAAGCGCGAAGACGCCGAGCTGCGCCCACGCAAAATGACGCTAGGCCCGATCCGCGACGCAGCGCAAGATATCCGTGCGGATAAATCTCAAAAATCTTTCATGCGAACAAAAGCGAAGAGACAGCAATGTACGAGAGCAGACACAAAATGCATGCGCGCGATGTAGATCGGCAATATCACTTTTCTCGGTGTCACACTTGTGCCCATTCCATCGGCATTTCTTGTATGTCGTTTTTAGGTCATCGACGATGTGCGCTGTTGACAGACAATCGCAAGCGGACAAGATGGCACGCGACGCAAACCAATCAGACAAGGAAATTCCACATGCGATGGACGAACGTGCGGCCGATCTCGGCCGAGCGCGAGGCTGAAGTGTTTCGCGTCTTCAATGCGATCCAATCGTGTTTCGAGGCACCAGCCTGGGCGGCATTCGACGGCGAACCAGATGAGCGTGAGGCAATCACGATTTGTTGCAAACGGTGTGGCATAGCACACACCTATCGCGCCTACCTTACATCGGCTCGGCGCCTATTCTGCGATGCCTGCGTGCGCACGAGCCCGACGCCGACGAAGAGAACCTCCAATGTCATACGGCACCTGGAAAACGACCAATCCCGATGATCGATGGCTCGGCCCGGAACCCGAGGAGGACACCGATATGCAAGACGCGCTTGAACCTCTCCCGCCCGTTCGCTTCGGGCTCATTCCCGCGAACATGACCGAGGCCATCGAGCTCGCCAATCTCATGGCGAGTGCCAAGCTCGTTCCGGCCGCATTGCAGAAATCGCCGGCCGATTGCCTCATGGTCATTCAACAGGCCATTCGCTGGGACATGGATCCGTTTGCGGTCGCGCAAGAATGCAGCGTCATCTCGGGCAAGCTCATGCATAGTGGCAAACTCGTCGCCGCCGTCATCAACGCGCGCGGCAATCTGGCGCACCGCCTATCGTTCTCCTATGCCGGGGATGGCGAGGGCCGGACCATCACGGTGAGCGGTCATTTCCGCGGCGAGCACGAACCTCGCACGGTGTCCGTGGTCTTGAGCGGGGCCAAGACGCAGAACGTGATGTGGGTTCGGCAGCCCGACCAGCAACTCGCCTATCACGGCGCCCGCGTGTGGGCGCGCCGCCACGCGCCCGAGCTCATGCTCGGCGTGTATTCTCCAGAGGAGGAATTCGATGAGCCGTCGGCGCCATTAGAAGTCCCGAAGCTGCCAACCGAAGACCAGCCGATTAGTACCGAACAATGCGAAATTCTCGGCGATTTGCTCCAGCAATCCGGCGCCGATGAAAAGCGGTTTCTGACGTTCATCGGCGCCGCCTCGATCGGGCAAATTCCGGTGCGAAATTTTGGCAAGGCGCAATCCGCGCTGCAGAAGAAAATCGCCGATCAAACTGCGGCAAACGAGGCGGCGTCGTGAAACGACAGTTGCTTGAGCTTGAGCACATCGATGGCATGCTTGTTGTGGCATGCGAGCAAGGAACGCCGGAATGGCGTCTGGCGCGGCTCGGCCGCCTGACCGCCTCGCGCATCGGCGAGGCGACGGCGCGCATCAAAAGCGGATGGGGAGCCTCGCGCGCGAATCTGATGGGCGAACTGATCGCCGAGCGCCTGACCGGCATGCCGGCGGATGGCTATGTCAGCGCGGCGATGAAATGGGGAACTGAGACCGAGCCGTTGGCGCGGGCCGCCTATGTCTTCTATTCCGATCACGATGTCGTCGAGATCGGCCACGTCCTGCATCCGACGATCGCGGAAGCCGGCGCCAGCCCGGATGGCCTCGTCGGCGAGCATGGTTTGCTCGAGATCAAATGCCCCAACACTGCCACTCATATTGAGACATTGCTCGGCGCGCCAATCGATCTCGGATATCATAAACAGGTTCAATTCCAACTCGCCTGCACTGGCCGCGCCTGGTGCGATTTTGTGTCCTTCGATCCGCGCTTGCCGACCGAGATGCAGATATGGGCGCAGCGCATCCTGCGCGATGACAAAATGATCTGGCAACTCGAGCAGGACGCCGTCGCGTTCCTGAAAGAATTGACAGCCAAACAGACAGCTCTCACCGACAAATACGCGCTACGGTTCGCGCCGCCGCCGATGACGCCAACCGCACGTGGCGACGCGGGCGATCAGGCCGCCGGCTCGGCCAATCCGGACAAGCCGGCCGATGTCGGCGTGCCTGACGCATGATCGAGGTTCTCTCCATGCTCATAGCCATGCACCTGGCCCCGCCAGCGCCGCCGCCTCGCCCCATCGCGGCGGCGGCCGAGGCGAGGGCGCGCCTCGATACCTTCGACGCGCGCCATTGGAACTACGGCATGGCACTCCCACTTATCCCCGCGGCGGCGGTTGACCGCGCTGATGCCTCGTCCCCCCGAGACCCCCCATCGGCGCTGACCCGATCCTCACCGCCGCCACCGCCTCCCAGCGCCAAGAGGAGGCGCCTCCATGCAAATCGATGACGCAACCGCCAATTTGATCCGGGCCATGTTCGATTCTGATGGGGTGAGCGCCGAGCTTGCCAAGATCGATCTTTATCTCGGCGTGCTGCCGGCCAATGAGCACATCGCATTCCTCGATGGTCAACTAAACTTGTGGCTGGCCACTCAAACCACAATCTCCGTCGCCAATGCCACCGCGGAATGGACCGTGAAAAATAACATCGAAGGAATCGTCCGTGGGCTCGTCGCCCGCCGCCGCGTCCGGCTCAACGCGCGCGACAAACTGCGCCGATGGGGCGCGGCATGATGCCTGCCGATCCCGAGCTCATCACGGTCAAAGCCGCCGCCGAGATCATCGGCTGCCCGCGCAAGACGATCTACCAATTCCACCGCGAAGGATTGCTGGAGATGCGCAAGATCGGCTATCGCACACCGCGTGTCGTAAAGGAATCCGCCGAGCGTCTCGCCGCCACTCCGACGCTGGCGGGTACGGTGCCGGATGACAGGCCGCGCCGCATGCGGCTACGTGAGGCCGCCGATTACATCGGGATCACACCGGATGCACTCTACCGCCTGCGCGGCCGTGGCGAAGGACCGCCGTTCCTCATGGTCGGCAAGATCATCCTGTACGACACCCGCGACATCGATGCCTGGCTGGCCTTACACCGGCAGCCGGCATAATCATGATGATTCGACCAGATCAAACCGTCGCTCGCGACTGCAAATTCGCGCTGGAGAATTTCATCACCGATCCGACGCGATCTCCGTAGGCTTCCGCACGAGCCCACCAATCACCGATGGCCCACATCTTGATGTTGTCGATCCGCCCGAGTGCTAATCCGATTTCGAGCCATTGCTCATAACCAAGATTGTCCGGCAGCGACAAGCCGACCGGGTGAAGCTCGCCAAAGGGAATTCCAAAGAAGTTGGACTCTGCTTTTGTTTTCGGCATTGCCGTATAATTTCCCCTCCCATTTAAATCCGGTCGATCGTCGCCGGCCCGCAATGCTCTGCGTCCCACAAGAACCAGGCGAACGGGATTGCGCTCGAGGCCCGCGGGCCGGTCCAGCCGGCGCGGTGCATCATCGGCAGACGGCGGGCAAAGAGGTGGATGCGCGCGAGATGGGCGTGATCGAGGATATGCGAGCGGCGCTCGCTCTCGAGAAAGGCGAGGCGCAAGAGCATGATCACGAGCGGCGCGCGCTCGATCGCGCAGGCGACGAACTGCTCGGCGAGCGAGTGGGGCGGGTTGGTCACGATCGCATCGCAGACCAGCGGCGGCGTCGTCGGCAAAAGAAAATCAACGCGGGCGGTACTTATTGGACAGCCGCGATAGTTCAGGTCCGTGGCGATGACCTCGTGACCGGCCGCGCGCAGCACGCCGACGATGTTGCCGGTGCCGCACGCGGGCTCCCAGATGCGGTGCGGCAGGTGCTCGACGCGCAGCAGCGCATGCACCGCCTCGGGCGGCGTGTCGTAGCAATCGCCCGGATGCTCGCGCAGCGGGGCGCGGCCGGCCTGGCAGGAGTGATCGAGCATTACTTCCCCGCACCATCGTCGGGCGAGGCCAGGAACTCGGACGGCCCGACGCCGCCGGGCGCCGTCCAGCGCAGCTCGCCGGCGTCGTTGCGCCAAGCGTCGCCGTTGTACTCGGCGCCGTGAACCTTGCGCTTATCGTGCTCGGGCGCGCGCTGCCATCGTCCGTTGTTGGTCATGTTAACCTCCACGGGGCGCTGCGCATCGTGGCGTCATTTCGACCCGGTCAAGGCGGCCATTAACTGTGGCGATCTGTGCCTCCAGAGCCGTCATGCGCGATTTCAGATCAGAAATATCAGCGCGCATCAGATCAACCTTGCGGTCAATCTCGCGCAAATAGCGCAGGATCAAGCTGTCGGGTCCATCATCAGCCATTAGCCCGCATCCTCGAGCTTGCGCACACGATCGCCGATCCGATCGATCTGCCGCGCCATGGCATTCACGGACGTTTCCAGCGACGCCATGCGCGTCTCCAGCGCCACCATGCGCGCCTCGATCCGCGTCACCATGCCGGTGAGGACAATGTGATTGTCCCGCATGTCGGCGATGCCCGCGAGGATGCGCTCGTTCTGGCGGGCGAGGAAATCAAGCGTGATCTCAGTCATTGATTGTCTCTATCGTCCACGCAATGCATCGCGCACGCCGTCGCGAACGGCTTTGCGAATCTGAAAGGCAGGATCGTCAGTGAGACATTTGAGCGGCTTGCCAAACAGCGTTTGGCCGCTGCGCTTTGCCAATTCGCAAAAGTCTTCAGGGTATTGCTTGAGATGTTGGGCAAAGGCTTCTGATTCCTCTCGCGAAAGAGGTCGCGCCGATATCGGCTTTGCAGCCTCTATCGAAGGCCTGGATGACCCGCCCTGCGGCGTGCCCTTCTCCGTCGGGCTGACCATGGTTTTGTTAAGACGCTCGCCCATAATAGTGCCAACTGAGATGAATCCGACCAAGAGAAGCATAGCCCAAATAAAGACGATACGTTTGAACATGTGAGTTTCCTTTATGCGACAGTTTTGAGCGGCACCACATTGGCGCCGGTGATCTTGGCCACCATCGCGGCCAACCTTTCGAGCGCGTCGAGCTTCTCGCCGAGGTAGTCATAATGATCGTAGGTGCGGGCCACGTTGTCGCCGACGAGATGCCCGATCACCCGCTCGGCAATGTGATATTGGATCGCCCGGTCACGGCTCATGAGCGAGCGCGCGGTGCGGCGCAGATCATGGTGCGTCCAGTTCGGCATTGGCTCGCGGCCCGCAGCTTGGCGCCGCTGGTCGATGGCCGCACGAAGCGCCCGCATCGAGCGCGTGTCGTCTGGCGCCGGGCACTTGCCACTTGCGCTTAGGATATAACCGCGCCTATCGAGATATGGCGCGATGACATCCTGAGCCATCCGCGAGAGCGGAACGACTTGCTTGGTTCCAACCTTGTTTTTCTCTTTCGGCATAATCCAGACGTCGTCCTTGACCTCGTGGGCCTCGATGCTGCGCACTTCGCCCGGCCGCTGGCCAGTGAGGAGGATCAGCCGCAACATGGCGGTGTAACGTGGCGTCACGCCTTCGGCTTCCGATATCGCCCAAATGTCGGCAATCTCATCATCGGTAAGCACGCGCTCGCGTGGTTCCTTCTTGCCACGCGCCATACCGCGCACAATCGGTGATCGAAAATCATCAGCGCGGCGTTCGTGCCAATTGAAGAAGGTCGTTAATATCGAAAGCACGTAACGCGAAGTCGAATCAAATTCGATCCGATCAAGCAGCTTTACGATTTCAGATCGCTTGATGTCATTGATCTGTCTGCGCCCGAAAGCCGGCAAAATAAACCGCGCGAACATGCGCTCTGTATGATAGAGCGTCTTTGGCCGAACAGTTTTGGCCTGATGTTCCAGAAATATTTTTGCCAACCGATCAACGACCAGTTCGGCATTGGCCGCCCTTTCCTCGGCGATCTGGATTACTGGATTGCCGCCAGATGCGACCGCGCCCGCTAAAATCTTGGCTTGTCGACGCGCCTCGTCGATCGTGATCTCCTCGCCGAGCTTGCCGAACGAATGCCAATGCTGGCGGCCATTAGCGCGGTAACGATAACCAAAGGATATCGCTCCCGATGGAAGCCTACGGGCAACAAAGCCCTTGATCTCGCGGTCACAGATCATGACGCCGACCGTCGTCAATTTGGTGAGTTCCGCTTGAGTGATTTTCTTGCGCATATGAACCCTTCACACATTTCACTCGATCATTGCCAAGCAGATAAGAAAAGACGCGAGCGGACGAGAACACAAACAAGTGATGTTGTGCCCATAAAATAAGGCTTTCCGGCAAATTATGCAAGTATATCAAAAGGCTTAGGGCCGCCTGTCCGGAATTTAAGGAGACATTTGGATAATTGGCAAAAACCCATAGAAAACAATAGCTTAAAATTTCAGATACGGGCGTGCACACAATTTGCACACAATAGCCCTTGACACTATGCAACGTGCAGTGTATATTAGCGTCATACACAACGGAGAGACGAAATGAATACCGAGACGATCTACAAGACGATGAACAGCTACCTCGACGCCCACTGCGCCGGCTTCCTGGGAAGGCAATGCCCGATCTACGAAAACCAGGTCGACCAGCAAGCGGCGGATCGAGGATACTGGGATGGCCTCAAGGCCAGGGAGCGGGCGGCGGAAGCCGCCTAGTTCTTATCCCGTTGTGTCGCGCTCGCTGGTCTTTCTCTCGCTGGTCTCGCCAAGGATGAATTGCACGTCGATGACGTCGCCGTCCCTGAGTTCCGACCAGTGGTCTGCGATGTAGAGATGCGCGTGGAGTTTTGTCCTGCGGTCCCCTCCCTGCCAATCGTAGGGATCGTAAGCCACGCCGCGGCATTGGGCGTTGATCATGATGACGCACGGCTCGAGATCGTCGGCGCGATAGCCGTCACGGCGCAACAGATAGCGTTGGGCCTCGTTGTCGGCGATCGGCCGGATGCAGATCACCGGAATGAAGGTTCCGGCATCGCGCAACTCTAGGCATTTGATCTCCATTTATCATAAATCCTTGTTGCTGCGCCGCATCATTTCCTCCCCCGGCGCAGATTGTTGCCGAGTGCATTGGCCGGAACCTCCTCCTCGACCTTGCGCAAAATCTTCCAGCCCTTGACCCCGATCGCCGTGGCGATGAGCGTGAGTTCGACCACGTCGATCCGGCGTCCGCCCTTTTCCAGGGACGAGACCCATGGTTGCGGTTTGCCCAAACGCTTCGCCAGATCGACTTGCCGCAAACCTGCTTTCTTACGGCTAGCCTTCAAAAGCCGCACCAGTGCGATATGTCTGGCCATATAGATCGTTTCCACCAGCCGATTGATAATACGCGATATTCCGATATAGGAATTTCCTATATTGGAAAACTTTATACCATTCTAACCAATTTGTAAGAAAAATTGACTCGTATTTTTTAGACAAATGCACGCACAGTGAGCGCCTTCACAATTCCTACACGTCTCTGTCAATTCCCCGACACACGGAAAGGGCGACCCGCATGTCCAAGGAATTATGGCACGTTGACCGCGAGCATTTTGAGGCTAGGTTTGTGGTAGAGGACGACATCGTGACGCGCGCGTCGGCCCTCATTGCCACCATTCAGGGCATGACGTTGCCCAATGCACTCAAATATCTTCAGCAAGTCCCAAACACGAAAATCAATAAAATCGCTTAAGCTCCTGTTCCCCCAATGCCCCGTAAATCCTGGCGGCCAACCACCGCCGAGCGTCAGCTTGGCCGACGGCTCGGCGAAATGCGGCACAGGCTCAAGCCCGGCGTGCCACTCTCTGTGCTGGCACGCGAGGCAGGAATCACCGATGCCCAATGGCGCAATCTCGAGGCTGCGAGATCCGGATTCACGATTGCGCGCTTGAACAAATGCTGCGAAGTGCTCGGCTGCGAGATGCACGACCTATTGGAGGACAAAAAAATGCCGGCATTAAAGCCGGATTGAGAGCTTGAGGCGCGGACCTCAAGGAGCCCGCCGGTCGCCGTTTTCGTAGGTGTGCGTTATCTCACCGCGGCGGCCGGCGCGGCGATTCATGGGCACTCCGGTGGATTCCACGCAATCAGTTCTCTCCGAGACAATTGATGCGCCCGTATCCCCTGACGAAGACCAATTCCAGCCCTCGCAGGCTGATTGCGTTCATCCTTCAACCATACCAGAAATAAATTCTTGACGTGAGCACGTAAAGCCTCATCAAGCGCATTCAGCATAACTATACGCATTTGTTCGCGATCTTCTTCAGGCATACAAGTTTCTTGATGTTTAGTAACTGTATCTTGACTCTGCGCCAAACTGTCGCCAGCCAAGCACAGCACAAGCAAACTAGCGACCATACGATCAAGGTGGTACCACACAGCGAGCCAGCAACTCCTGTACTTCCTTTGTATGCTCATAAACCAACGCGACTTCGCGAACCCTGGTATCGTGCATGGCCACCGCCCCATAAGCAAAAAGCCCAATCATCGCAAAATTGAGCACTGTCGAAGCCAACAAATAAGGCTGTTCCTTCATTGCACCAATCAAGCTGGTAGCAACTTTACTGCTTTCCTCGACCACGCCGCCAGGATTCACGACACCACCTTTCCATTCACGGAGACACGAACTTTGCCTTCAGTCACGATGTTCACCGCCGCTATTTCATCATCCGGCCCCGGCGCCGGTTCCGGCTGCGCCTCGCCGGTCGCCCATTCGGCAATCAGTTGCTCGATCGGTCCCTGATCGTAAGAGTTGATGTCGCAAGCGCCGATGCCGGGAATGCGATGCGGCTCTGGCCCGGCCTCGCCATCGGTAAATTGCCATAGCCAATAGGTATCCCAACTCGCTTGCCAGCGCGGTTGCCCGGACGTGTAATGGCACAACCATAGACGTCGTGCGCCAAAAAAATCATGTACAGTTTTCCCGAGCAGTTCCTTGGCCGTATTGCCGCTGTAGATCACGCACTGCCCCGGCCGCCCGAGCTCGGTCTCCACTTTGGTAATCCACTGTTGCGCGCCATCCACGATCATTTTGCCGTGGCCGCCCGGATTGTCCTCCCAATCGAGACAGAAGAGCTCATCCGGGTCCGGGCTTGCGAAACGCAAATAGTTCTCAGCCTGCGCTTGCCAGCCAGTGCCATCAGCAAAATGATATGAACCCCATTTGAGCCCGGCCGCCTTGGCCGCGGATTGCTGTCGCGTATAAGTCGGATCGGTGTAATTAACACTTTGCGTGGCCTTATAGATCACGCCGACAATACCGGCCTGCTTCACTTTGTTGTAGTCATCGGCCGGATCCCAGTGCGAGAGATCGACCACACACGGATAGATTTTTGCCATCTCAGAACCCCGCTGCCCATATCAGGATCGCAAGCACCATGCACCAGGCCAAGATCAGCAGCACCCACGCCCACCAATTGGTCACAGCGATGTGCTGTATGTGATATTGAGCGTGTCACCGTTCACGACAGCCTTATCCCCCGTGCTGAACGTCCCCGCCGACCATAGCGTACCGCCGGTGTCGTCCTTGGTTGCGCTCGCGCCCGAACCATAAGTGATGAATGCACCCTTAACGGTTCCGGTTGATGTAATTGCGAATGACAATGCCGCCGACAGCGCCTTCGCCCCACTCGCGGCCGCCGACCAGACGCAGGTTTTGCGGTTGCCGCTATACGTCGGTGCGTTGGCGCCGCCCGCCTCGAGCCAGCCTGAGTGCGAGGCCATGGTGTCGCCCGCCGCGGTAGCCGTGTAGGACGTGGACGAAATCAACCCCATGTATGGCCCGGTCACGGTGTAAGCGGCTCCGGCGAGAAACGTATCCAAGGCCAGGTTCTTGCCAACCGTCTGCACGACATTGTCGATGACATCTCGCCACTTGAACTCGCCATCAGCACCGATGCATTCGACCTCATATCGACCGTGCGCCTCGGCTGCCTCACTCAACCCGCTGCCGCGGATCACGGATGCGTCATTGCATTCGCGCGCGTGGGCGCGTTCGTCAGTCATTGTTCATTCTCCTTGATTAGTTCGGCCAACCTGAGGTAAAGCCGCTCGGCACAGATCCGCCGAATGTCGATGCGCCGAAATTGGCGGTGAAGGAATTGCCAGCTGCGCCGAACGTGCCGCCGAACGTGCAGAACGGAATCATCGTCCCGCTTGGAATGGTGATGCCTCCCACATTGGTGGCAGGATCGTTAGATCCGCTATTGTTCCAGATTCCTCCGGTTGTTCTAAACCACATCTTCCTGTTATCAAGATCTACTGCCATGCCGATCACCGTTGCCGGAACCGGGATAGCAACTGCAACAGCGGAACCATTGGCCCCGACATTATTGCTTGCTCTCGACACAAAAAACATCACGCCCGTGGTCCCGTTGCTTCCACCCAGCCCCGAATATGTCGATGCGGTGGTACCTATTCCAACCGAACGTGAATTGGCTGCGCCATCAATGTCCGTGCCGAATGTCGCTTCGAAATAATACTTGCCGCTGGTCTTGCCCGAAGTCGTTACGACATGCGCGCCCTGATTGGTCGAGCCGGCGCCGGTGTTGGTAGCGACGAGATTGCCGCCAGACAGTGTGACGGCGGTTACGGTTGCCGGATCCCAAGTGACATAACTCACACCTGCGGTGATCGTGGCGCCCGGCGTATCGGCCGCCGATGCCGCTTCCGCAATTGCCCCGACAATTGGCACGGATGCGTTCGGCACATCCGCTGCCGTGGCCGCCTCGACAATTGCCGCACCGTATGCGAGTCCGGCGCTGACCGTGCTTGCCGCACTCGCCGCCTCGAGCATGATCTGGCCGTTGAAGGCATCAACATGATCGAGCACATTGGTCGGATCGTCGACCAGCGCCGCGAAGACGACATGCCCGTGTGTCGTCATATCCGATGCGGCGGCAGCTTCAACAATATCTGCGACAATGGCTGCTCGCCGCGCAGGTTGACTGACATGGCAGACAAGCATTCAAAGCCAGCCGAGTTTTCCGACGCCGATTGTGCCGCCACGCCTGTCGATGGACACCCCCGAATGCGTTTTCTGGAATGTCTTGCCCGCATTCGCGATAAAGGCGCCGCCCGTCTTTTCATCGTCCATCGTGAACGACACGCAGGCAAATACTCCCGCCGTGCCTTTATCGTCAGGCGTCTGCGGCGACGAGATCGCGCTGCCGTTGAAACAGAATGACGAAAGTGCAATTTGTGGTCCATCAGATGTCAGCACGAACTCAGGCGGATGATCCGGAACAAATCCCGCCTTGGCATCAGTCGCGGTGCCATCGGTGAAAAAATTGCGAGTAACTTTCACGCCTGTGGCGAATGTCCCATTGCCCCCGGCAACGCCTTGCGCCGTCGTCAAGACATTGCCGGTGAAGGGAGCACCGCCGCCTGGATTGGTTATAGTTTCCGACACATAGCTCGTTCCTTCACCGGCATCAAAATGCGCAGTGGCGGATTGGCTGTAAATCACATCGTAATAGACGGTATTACCCGCCGGAGCCGCTAGGCGAAATCCGATCACTGTATATGTGTTGGTCGTCGTATCGTGTCCGACATAACCGCAAGCAAATCCTTTCGTAGGCTTGCCGAGCCCTTCCGGCGGAAGGTTGTTGGTCCCTGGGCCAAACACGAGCTCGGCAGCCGTAAAAGCTTCGCCATCGCTTGACGAATAAATCATGCCGTCGCCGTTGGCATATCGCGATATCAGGCGGGTTGTGCCGACAAAGAATGCGCCGCCACATCCGCTCAATGCGTTGATGAATTCCGAGCCATCGCCATCCGGCGACGAAACTATCTGATGAATGGTCAGCGCACGATTCCAGTTCTTGCCGAGATCCTGTGACGTATAAACAAAATCATCATCGCTGTCCTCGGAACGCAGCCAGCCGGCAAATACGCCAGGCCTTGGCTTGCCATGCTCGTCGGTGCCTTTTGGTCGCATAGAGACAATCTCGACGAACTTCGGCGCACCGTCGATCAGACTCCAATTCTGAGCGCCATCCTCGGATCGCCAAACGCTGCCATCCGTACCACAGCCGACCCAAACATCATCCATCCAGGCCAGCGAGATCGCCGGCACCGAGTGATCCGCCTTTTTCCAACTCTCGCCATTCGACGAGCCGAACATGCCATCATCGCCGGAATACAGGAATTGCTCCTTGCTGGCCCAATGCACCTTATTAATGCGCGTCAGGATATCCTGAGCAAATGGCATCAAATATCCGTGCGCAAGAACGGCAGCGTCACCGACAATCCGGATGGCGCGGCATTGTTCGATGCCGTGACTCGTAGAGCATAGATATCGCTGGCGGCGAAATCCGTAGCAGCCGGAATGTTGAGTACACCCGCCTGGCCGCCATCCGTGTCGATCCCGCTTCCCGCCGTGAACGTGATTGTGCCGATCTGGACTCTGTTCTTTTCGATCGAAAGAACGACATTGGTGCCGGTCGCCACGCCGACATCCAGATAGGCGTAGGCGTGCGCGCTGCCGTTATTGAGACGCATTGTCCGATTGGCAATGCCGGCAAAGAACAACTCGCCCGCCCCTCTCTGAATGGTTCCCGGCACAAAGATCGCCGCATCGTAATTGACGTCAGAAATCGGAACCCAGAGCCCATAAAGCGGATTATTGTCGGTGCTGCCATCCGTTGCGGTTGGATCAAAGGGCGCGGGCGGGGCCGGCGTAGTATGATCCTCGAGTACTTGATAAAGGCCGAGTCCTTTGACGGTGACCAAGTTGGAGCGGGTATATGGCGTGCTATTCTGCCATTCGCCGGCGTATTGTAATGTGGCAACCGGCAGCGGAATAACTTGCGTGGTTCCATCGGTGAAATGGAACGTCATGCTTGAACTGGTATAGGTAACGGTATCGATCCGCTTGCCTTCGGCGAGATCGGCATTCAGCGCAACGATGCGCTGATCGACATCGTAAAAATTGCCGTCGACCTGTGCCGCACTGTTCGGCGTCCCAGTGCCACTTCCCCAAGCACCAGTCGTAACGTAAACGATCGTCATCCGGCCCCCGAAATACCCTCCGCGACGCCATCGCGCACTTGATTGCTATGTATGGTGGAGACGTTGTCCAATTGCGGCGGTGTAGCAAAACTCCACATATAGACTTGATCGCTGGCGTCCTTCAGTCGCATTTTCTTGACACGTTCCACGTCGACATAATTGTCTTTGTTAATGCTGCCATCGTCATTCTCCTGATAGATGCGATCAACGTCATACGTCCGCTGTGTTTCGTAATGCGGCATCTCGCGTTGCATGCTACTCTGGAAATGATAAGCCAGGCTGATGACCTGGCCGCCCGAACCGCCAAGCGTGGCCACGCCTTGCTCTGGATTGTCCTCCGGCGCCAGCAAACGCGGCGCAACCGGACGAATGTTGGGAAGGATAGCCGGACGGACGACAACCTCTAGGCCGCTCATGCCGCCTCCAGATCGTAGCCAGCCGGAATCTTCAGATCGGTCATTGCTATTACATAGTCGCTGGTAAATTCGCGGGTCATGCTTTTGAGCTTGTAGGTCGCCTTGGTCTCGACCTGCGCGAGCGCGTTGGTTATGGAGTCGGTCAGCGCCGAAGTAGCATCGCTGCCGCCAACGGCTTTTTGCCGTAGCCACATATCACGATGGTTCATCAGATAATCGCGCTGCACCGCCGGAGGATTTTCGACGGATAGCGGTGTCTCGATCACATCGGCCGCATGCAGAGTGCCGGTAAAATCGATGCCATCATCGTTCGGATCGGATGCCGGCGGCGAATACCCCACCGAAGTATCGAACAATACGGTGCGTCCGGTGAACACTTGATAATCCGCGCCACAATAGTCGACGGTGCAATAGGTGGGCTCCCCGCCCGCCGCTACTGCCGAGCCGCCACGACCGATGGCACAACCAATGCGCACCTCGCATTTGATCTGGCCATCCGCGCCGTCGAGCGCGAGCGAATAACCGATGATCTTGCCGAGCGCCTGGCCGACGCGCGGTTCGACTAACAACGCATTCTTGCGCAAGGTAATTTCCGGCATGCGTGTGAGTTTCGGCGCAAATGCAATCTCGACAACCCGCGCCCGCTTGAGAAGGTTCGCGCGTGCGAGCGAGATCAGATATTCAAGGCTTTGATTGCCTCGCTCGGTCGCGATGTAGGAGCGTCGTCGCGGGTCGCCGATTGGTAGATAAGCGCCAGTGCCCTCACCAATAGTTTCGCTCAAGTTGACCGATTTCACATCGGCAACCCGCAAAGCCTCACCGTCCTCGGGATCTGTCAAAATTGGCTGCACATCGGCATAGAGCGAAAACGATACTTTCTCGGTGCATTGCCGATTGGCCGTATAAGCTGCCATCAGCGTTGCTCTCGTATGATTAAGCGGCAGAAGAAAATTGGTGCTCGAATAGCTCTTGCTCCACCCCGTCGTGACCGGCACCTCAAAGCCGAACATGAGCGACATTTCTTTGCCGTAGCTGTAGCTCACCGTATCGGTGTCTTGAATCCCACCAAAACCAATTGAGCCCGGCGGGGTAGTGACAAACGATGCATCCTCTGACCATGTCACCGTAGCATTGCCGCCGCCGAGGCTGTCCGGCCATGTGACCTTTACCGTGCTCCCTCTCTTGCCGCTATGAACCGTGAGATCGTAGACTGGAGAAGCCGTCGCCTCGACAACCTCCCAACCATCGCCGATGCCAGCGCCAGCCTTTGGCCAATTATCAGCCGCAAAAGTAAATGACGTGATACTGCCAGGCGCCGCATATGCTTCATTTGGCCAAGCCGACATCAGATATTGTCCGATGTCGACGGAACCGCGCGCCTGCTGCGTCCATGTATATTCTGCAGCAACGTCAACGCGCGCGAGCGGCCCACTGGTCAGCGTCAGGCCGAGCCCGTCGTAGAGCACCTTGCCATCCTCGCTCGCGCCATCGAATTCGACCAACCCATCTTCGCCGTCGATCTCATCGGAGATCGTGAGTTCATGCGTCTCGCGATCGTAATGCCAGATCGCGCTATAACCCTCGAGCACAACCTCGGGATCGGTGCGCCGCGCCTCGTCGATCACGACCTCGTCGTAATACGGCAGCACCCGCAAGCTCTCGGCAAGCGCCTCTTTCTGCGCGACCAGATCAATCGGTCGCGCCACGAATTCCAGCGTCACGAGCTCCTCGAATAGGCTCGTCGGCACGCCAACCAGCCGGCCGCGAAAGCGCACCAGATCCGGCCCGCAGTCGAAGGCAAACCAGCACCAGATCTTGCGGCCGGGCCCGAGCAGCCCGATCGGATCGCCCGCGACATTGCGCGGGCGGCGCACCACAACGGTGAGACTTGATGGATCGCCCTCGTCCTGCTTGAGCTCGAACGAAAATATCTGCTCGTCCCAGCGCAGATGCTCGGGTCCAAACGCATCCTCGGCCGGATCGATCCAGGCGAAATAGGGCATCCCCGCCGGCATATTATGGCGTCCTCTGCTCGGCTTCGAGCTTCCATTGAATTTCCGCCGCCCATTCGTCGCGCGAGGTATCCCACACCGTGACTTTCGCGAAGAGGGTCAATACATCGCCGGTGGTATTGCTCGCCCCCATCCCTGGAATGCAAGTGATGGTGATGTCCTGTCCCGGCCATACGTCGGTCAATCCCGGCGCCTCCTGATCGGTGCAAACGATCGAAACCTGATATTGCCGGAATTGCGCGAGCGAAAGGTCCGCCAGCACGCCGCGGCAATCGCGCCGCAAGCTTGCCGCCTGCCCGATCGGCGTCAGCGTCATGGTAATGCCGCGCACGGCATACGGCGAGAAGTCGATGCCGTCGATCGCGAGCAGCGTCATTTCCGGCATCAGGAATACCGGCTTGGCTTGCGCCCGCCCGAGCGAACCTGGCCCATCGCCGCGGCCCGGCGCAATTGGTCGACCACATCGGAGGAGGCGCGCACGGTCACTGACGAACCGCCGGGCAGCCCTAACGTTAACGTCCCGAGATCCCGGCCAGCCATGCCGCCGCGGGCGAATGAGGGCATCACGAGGCCGCCCGCCGCGAACCGACCCATGCCGTTGAGCAAGCTGCGCAGGTTGCCGCCAGTGTGACGCAATGCCTCCAGGAAGGCCAGCACGCCCGGCTGCGCCACGGCCAGCGCCGGCATGATGTATTCGCCGCGCGAAACCCAGGCGAGATTGCTGTCGCTCGTACCGCTGCCGCGCCCGCCAAGGAGCCCACCGCGGGCAAAACCGGAGCCGCCACCACCACCGCCGCCAGGCATGCCTGTGCCCGCCACCGTCTGCTGAAGCTGAACCATCTTGGCAATGATGGTATCGATGGCCGTGCCGACTTGCGCCAGCGACGTGTCGACCGCCGTCGCCATGGCCGCAAAGACCTGCGCGGTGGTGGTTGTCTGCTGATTGAGCCCCGCAATGCCGGTCGCCGCAGTCTGCGCGCTGGTGCCGACCTCGGCAGTCGCATCGACCGCCTTGCCTTGTGCATCGTCCCAGACCTTGAACTTGCTCGTGCTCTCGGCAACGACCTGGTCCCAACTTTTAAAGCCTTGCGCAGCCTGTTGCCCTGCCGCGCCGATTTTCTCAAGCCCCGCCGCCGCATCAGATTGCAATGCACCGATGGCAGCCAATTTCTCCCCGAAAGATCCCGTTGTCGCTGTCGTCTCCAGATTCTGCGCAGAAAGTCTCTGCATCTTTCCCGTCATCTCATCAAACGCAGCCGTGCCCTTGTGAATGATCGCGATCTGCTCGTCAGAAAACCCGATACCCTTAAGTACTTGGTCGAACTGTAACTGCGCAATCGGGCTCAACGCCTGATAAACCGCGGCGGCCTGTCTCGTGGCCTTTTCCATGTTGAGAGCCATAACGGTAGTGCCATCCGCCAATGTCTTAGTTTCCATTGCAGTTTGCGTTAGAAGCTGAAGAAAAGCCTGAGTCAAGGATTTGGTATCAGCCAATGGACTGATCGCTTGCGGAGTACCCGCCGCTAAATTTCTAAATTTGTTTGTCAGATCATCAACATCATTCGCCCATTCTTTGACCCATTCCGGCTTTGCTCGCTCGGCCGTTTCCGCGACTTTGAGCGCGAGCGACGAAAATGTTTTGTCGAGTTCCTTCGCCGACACACCGGCAGCCGCAAATGCCGTCTGCAATCCGCGCAAACCTTCCACGGGATCGGAACTGATAGTGCCGATATGCTCGAGAGCCTTGCTCGTCTCTTTCGCCTCGCTGAAGGCTTGGACTGCGACATGAACAGCCTTGCCGACTGCAAGCGCCGCAACGCCGAGCACGCCGAGCGACGTCGCAACCCGATAAAAGCCAAACGCCGTTCCAGCGAGCTCGCTGCCACCGAACGAACCCATTACCTTACTGAGAGCTTTCATCTCGCGTGAACTGACCCCGGCTTGGCCCGACATCTCCCTCATGCCGCCGCCAGTAGCGTCCAAGCCGCCTTTCGCATCCTTGCCGAAATCCTGGATAGATTTCCCGGCTTGATCGGCGGCTTTCTCTGTTTCCTTGAACGCCTGCTCGCCGGCGTCGCCGACCTTCTTCAGTTCGGCCGCGGCCTCTTCGGTGCCCTCGACCTGGACCTTGATCGTCTGAACGATCGCGTCAGCCATGGATCAACCCTTCATTCCATCGAAAAATTCATGTCGCAGGTTTCTGGCCTCATCGCGAATGATCTTGAGCAGATGAAATTTCCGTTTAATGCGACCGCTCTTGATGCCGATATATCGAACGCGCCCATCATCGGACATCAGGATCGGCGTATCGCGCTTTCTGCGGCCCTTCACCTGAAACAGCCGACCGGGAAATTGCTTCGCACGCGGGCCACCCGGCTCGATCGGAATCCATAATATCGGTTTACCGCGGAGAACAGCCCCCTTCTGAAATACCCGCCAGAGCCGTTTCGAATGCTTGAAAACAATTGTCTTAACGCCCCTTTCGCCGGAAATCGTGTATGTAAAGCCGCTGATCCAATCTCCGCTAAATCTACCGGCAGCCGCGATGTCGGCACGACCCTTGTCTTGGACGTTCTCGGCGAAAACTTCGGCCGCACCCGTCGCGGCTTTTACGACCCGTTCCCTCGTCTGCTCGAGGGCCTCATCGATTTGAGGTTTTATCGGTTGTGTTACCAGGCGAATACGGACGACCATGCAGCTCTCTTGTTATTTTCTCGATCGTTTTACTATCGCATTGCGCTCCATAGGCGGTTGCCAAAATATCATTTGCGTGATCAATCCGATCCAATCGTTCACAGAATTCGAGATAAGCCGCCATTTGGCGTAACGAGAGTGTCATTGCAAAATCTGGTGGGAATCCTTGTCGGATGAGGACTGTGATGGCGAATGCGATTTCTTCGAGCGGATTTTGTATGTCTTTGATTTTTCGCCCGCTTCGCCGAAAAGTTTCGCCAACTCCTCGAGAAACGGGCCAGTCCCATTTGGGAATGTTACATCCCAAATAGCATTCAGAAATTTGCCCTGATATTCCGGCAGCATCGAAGCTGCATGCCGCTCGAAATCTTCATTACCAAGATAACCACACCCAGCAGCAATGATCGGCCCAAGCGCCGCCGCACAACTCAGGCGCAGTCTCAGAATGAAGTCGCCAGCGAGTCCACCGCGCAATACATCTTTAATTTCAGGAAATCGAGTAATTATGGAAGCCATCGCCGGGATCGAAATGCAATGTACTGTAAATCGTTGGTCTTCGATCCAAACCGAGGTTGAGGCTGGCAATATATCCAATAAGTCGGCCATCAGAAGCTCCTTCTATGCCGTAACAGATTGATGGACAGTGAAAACGCCGAAGGGCGCACTAGAGTTGCTGGTATCCTTCTGGCATTCGAGAGATATCTCCAGTCGTGAAAAATCATCCGCGTCAGTGATGAATTTGAAGTCTCCGCTTGGATTAACTGAAACGCGCCCCTGGTAGTCAACGTGCTGTCCGATATCGTTGGTGCCTTCAACTTTGATAACCCCAGCGATCTCGGTTTTCTTGAATGGAGCGATAATGGCATTGCCACCAGTATCGATACTCTGCTCGCCAAGCGTGAACATGGCCAAGTTGTGTTCATTGATCTCGTCAAGCACCAGTTTAATTGTGGCACCAACCTGCGTGATGGCGACGAAATCCTTAACCTTGACGCCCTCACGCGATGAAAAATGCTCCTTCTTTTCGGTCGTTGGCGACCATGTAAATTCTGGAGCATTACCGAGATTGACGAATGCGGGCGCGCCATCCTCCTTGAACGACACGATCCCCTTGCCGATGTGATAATTCTGTATGCTCGGTGAGGCTGGCATGGCGTTAGAGCTCCTCTATTTTCAGGACGTATTTAAAGACGAACTGAGCACTGAGCACAGCAACGTAAGTTCGTCCCGCGTAAATATCGGTCTGACAGCCGAGATAACGGATTGCGCCGTTCGTTCCGACACTTCCCACAAGCGCTGCGTCGGTTAGCACGCGCTTGATTAATTCGCGCCGCAGAGTGCCTATGTCAGATCCGACCTCGTCGGACTGCTCGGAAATCTCGATTTCCGGCGTCATCTGCACGGTGTAATCACGGTTTGGTGGATGCGATGATCCGATATCATTTAATCCGTTGCTCTCTTCGTCGCCGTCGCGGATGTTGGCTGCGGGCAGAATGTCTTCAGGGAGGTCGACTAGATTTCGTTTGGCCGAACGGACGTTGGGAATGCTCGCGGCGATCTCCATCAGTCTTTTCAAGATATTTTCACGTATATCAATCATGCTGTCGTGGCCTGTTTCAACAAAAACAACACTTCTCCCGCATTCTCTCCTGCAGGACTGCCCTGTCGTTCCCAGGAACGCACCGTCCAGGTCTGACCGTTGAAAACCAATGCTGCATCTTCCCAAAGGTCAGGCGTAATGCCTTTGGCGGCTAGTTCATAGATGCGAGCGAATGCACTCGGGCCCACGCTACGCACTTCGGCTGGTCCGGTGGCGCTAACGATCGGCAATGGCTTGCGCCGAGTATTGTCGATGACCGTGATGTGGGTGCCGCCCATGGTCGCCGGCACGCCGAGCTCCGCATAGACCGGACCAAAAAGCGTCGCGCCATAATCGAGTGTCACAACTTAACTGCCTTTGCCCAAAAATCGTAAGTCTGTGAAGCATTGTACCCCAATGGCCCCATGATTTTTGATAGTTCTGGCGAAAGACGACTGAGGCCGACAGCGCCGGTCAACATCATACTCGCTTGATACTGCTCATCTGGCGTCAAAGTCGCGATGATGTTGGCAAGAGCTGGCGGGATTGTTCCTGTCAAACCCGCGCGCGCCTCTGCACGGGTGATTTTGCCGTCGAGCACAAGCTGCTGATAATACTGCCGCACGGATATATATTGCTCTGCTGCCACCCGGCGGAAATTGTGCGCGGCAACCACGCTGTCGAGCGTCGTATTCTGTGTCGACGTCAGATTCTCGCGGCCCGTAATGCTATCGTCGGTCGCACCCCAAGAAAACGGCGCGCCACCGAGGCCGGCTGCAATGCATTCGTCACCGAATGTTGGCCCAAGAACTTTTGCCATCGTCTAACCCCACATCTCGCCGGCCATAATCAAATCCGAGCCGCTGCCAGTTCCGCTTGTTACGGCATGAAAACCCGTTGCATAATGCCTCGCTTCTGAAAAAGAAATATTTGCTTCACAGTGAACTTGTTTGGCATCACCTGCCCCAGCACATACGAGCATACCCGCTGATTGCTGCAAGATGCTCGTCGTACCATCGAGATAAATGGCCCAATAATAGGAAATGCCGTTCGTGCTGTTGCTTGCTCTGCCATTGAGAAAAAGCCTGATCATCCGTTCCGCAAAATTCACGAATGGAAGCCGATAATTAGTATTCATTTCGACCAACGATGTGCTTGTGGTCGATGGACCCATCGTGGTTCCAGCCCCGATCGCATACTTCTTCCGCGGATTGAAATAAGATGAGCCCTCCAATGTATTTGTTGACCATGCACTAGCTGCAGCCGATGACCACATGCCAACAAGCGTGCGCGTGGCATCGCCGCTCTTGATCCTTATGCCCGTGCCAGTTTGCGTAGCATAGGCTGTCGTTACAGCTTCCATTGCAATCGCGCTGCCAGTCCAATAGGCATAAATGTAATAAAGTGTTGTAGCCGCAACAGCACCACCAGAAACAGCAGTGCTCGGCGACAGCGTTACGCCGACATCTGGAATCGCCCGGAATGCCGAATTGATGAAAATCTGATTGCCATTGAATGGCGATAGCAACAAATTAGACGACGAGAACGAAAGATAACATTGTCCTATCGGAACGACGGGAGCAGCGGGTATGGCGGCAATTGCAGACGTGACAAATGCTGTCGTCGCAATCGATGTATCATTATCGCCGGCCGTCGGCGTCGGTGCAGTCGGATTGCCGGTCAATGCCGGCGAAGCGCCCGTGATGTATCCCTGTGCCTTAACGAAGGCGGTCGTCGCAATAGAAACATCATTGGCAGAGGTCGCTGGTGTCGGCGCTCTTGGGTTGCCTGTAAATGTCGGTGAATTCAACGGCGCATAGGCTGATAGGTCGATCGACATATTTTGTGTCCCGCTATCATAGATCAACGGTGCCGTTGCGGACACGACGCCGGGCGGCCCCTGCGGTCCAACACGCGATAGGCTGACCAATGCGCGTTGGTTGTTAACAAGCGCCGTGCCGCCGCTCTGCCAGGAAATCGTTAATTCAGTGTAGCCGGTCTTGCCGACCGGATCGGCGGTCAATTTATAGGTTTGGTATTTGGTGCTGTCGTCCTTGTCTTGAATGTAAAACGTATCACCTGATTTCGAGAGCGCGATGTAATTACGCACGACGACGCCATTCGAATTATCGTCATCGAGCCACGCCTTGGTTGCGAGTGTCTGGTTGGCATTGTTGAGGCGAAAATTAGCGTTTGATGGCGGTTCTGTCGTTGCACTTTCGAACGTATATTCGGACGTCGAGCTAGATACGCCGGGCTCGCCCTGCGGCCCAGTTGCACCCGTAGCGCCCGTTGCGCCGGTATCACCCTTGGGCCCTTGCGCGCCGGTTGCCCCAGGATCGCCCTGTGGGCCGGTTGCTCCCGTTGCCCCAGTAGATCCTTGTGGGCCGGTTGGCCCTGGATCGCCTTGTGGCCCCTGCGGGCCTGTGGCACCGGTTGCGCCATCCGCGCCCGGTAGCCCCTGTGGGCCCGGCGGGCCTTCCGGTCCCGGCGGGCCCTGCGTTCCATCGCCGGTACCGCCGCCGCCACCGCCGCCAATCGCATCGATCCCTTGGATGGTGCGTTCGTCGACGAATTGCGCGATCTGGCCTTCGG